CGACCTCTTACATCTAAGTAAGCACTAGGATCTATTACATGACCTATACGCACATCGTTTACTGGCTTATCAAACCAAACCTGAATGTCTAGAATAATAGAGGCTGGGTATAACTTACCTATGACTACAAACTCTCCTGCTTTTAGTTCTCCTACAAAGGAGTCGATATCAACAAAAGGAGACACATGCATTTGTTTACCTACTGGAAACTCAGGTGGATTTTTACACATCAGTGCTGCGTTATGTGTTACTTGTAGACCACCAATCTCCACCTCTGTTGATTTCTCTCTAGGTTCGATATCTGCGTGATTACTTCTTGCAGTTAGTAGTTGATTAAGGACTTCTTCATTATTACGATGTAGTTCAATCAACTTTTGAGTCATTTCAACATCCTCACTCGAGCTAGTAGTTTTTATTAACTCTTTCGTGTCTTTAAGCAAGGCAATTGATCCATTCTTCAAGTCATCGATGTTTTTGTTTTCGGCAACTTTCTCATCTGGGACTTTTGACTCATTCTTCAAGCCATCGATATTTTTGTTTTCGGCAACTTTCTCATCTGGGGCTTTTGACTCATTCTTTTTGTTTTGGTTACTCATAATTTCTCCTATTTGTTTTATTATTCAGTACAAAGTATTGATTGCACTTTCAGTTCCTCAGTACGAGTTGCACCGAAATACTGTCTTAGGTAGAGCAGTGTCTCAAAATGCTGGTCGTACATTTCGGTAATTTTAACAAAGAGGTTTTCCCATACTCCTAAAGTGATAGCTGATTTGGAGAAGGCAATACAGGTTCTAGTAGTTCCAGAAATAGGTAAAAGATTACTAGTTATGAAATGCACACCTAAGAACATATCTACTTCGCCATGAACAAGTGCAGCAACCGCATTGTAATCACGACTCGATACCTGAGTTGTAGCCAGTAAGTTATTCTTCTGCTGAGGGCTAATAATCATCTGAATTGGGTCTGTTCTAAGATTAACATTCGCTATTTCAAATTTAGTATTCATGTCTCTCAACTTAGCAATAGTTAACCCGGTACTACCATGTGCAGTAATTTGACTTGCTGGTAGTGCGACTGTTGTTCCACCATCAACACCAACTCGAGAATTACCGATTGAAGCATTGATAATCGTTTGGTCAATCTGCTCACCCAATGCGTTAGCCATTGACTGAATCAACTCACTGGTTGGGTTAGCAAGTGTCTGCATCAAATCGGGGTCTGTTACGGTTTCAGTTGTATATACTCCACCGGGATAAAGATGCCGACTCGTCATCGGTGTGCTGTGCTGTGCTGTTTTTGTACCACGGGCAGGCATTGGATAAGCCGTTGACTTACCGACTTGATTTACGACCTTAGACCCCGTACCCCACACTGCTTGCTCTCGAACTTTACCTCTCAGTATCGAACCACCCTGATTCAATAATAATTCCACATTTGCTGTGGTTTGCGTTTCATATAACGCTGTAATACTACTACTCATAATAACTCCTTGTTATTAAATTAATTTAAATTCAGTAAAAACTGACTATATTCTCTGAACTTATCCTAACTTATAGGGGTTACTACATCTCACATATCAAAGTGTTTGACCTTTCACGGCTCACTTGTTTTGAATATTATACTTTATTTTTTAGAGTTGTTTATCTCAATTAATGCTTTATGTAGATTCGTAGCCTTTGCGATTAACTGTTTGTTCTTGAGTGGGTTTAGATAATCAGGATTCGCCTTGATTTCATCCAACTGTTCTTTTATGCTACCCGAGGTTGCTGTACCACCACCTTCTACAAAACTAGGCTCGGATACACCTTTACCGACACCGGAAAATAACTTTATGGTATCCTCTAAACCAAGTATTCCTGCAATCCCTTCAACCTTACTTTCTTCCAAACCTACCGCTTTAAAACCGGCTTTTGCTTTGTCCATCTTCTCGTCATACTTATCGCCCCAGTTCTCTTTTAATTCTGTGAGGTTTTTATTAATATTATCTTCCTGTTGTTTTGCTTGTTTCTCATTGAGTGCATTCATACCAGTATTAAATTGCTCGTACACGCCCTCTGCCTGTCTAGTACTTAATCCATTTTTGTAGGCGATCTGTTTAAATAAACCAGTAGCTTCTTCATCATCATTATCTCCTTGTTCCAACTTATATCCTTCTGTTGTCTCAGGGCGACCAAGTTTCTTATAGAAGTTAGATACTTCATCCCTGTTATCAAAGTCTGGTAACCTTACTATCTTTGATGGGTCGCCGGTCATTTTTTCCAAGTTTGAATAACTGTTCGCCATCGCGTCAGCACTATCCCATTTTTTATTATTAATCAGGCTGATCGTTGCTTCGTTATCACCCGTATACCAACTAACTTGTCCATTAGATTCATCCATCTTTATTCTCCTTGTCTTTTAAATAATATAATATTCTTAGTCCTACCATCTTCGCCCCTTCTCTAAGGAAAGTTTCATTTACATTGTCTACATTGTAACTAGGTTCTTCGATACCACAAAATGTCATCAAGTCTTCTAATACCAGTTTTCCATCCACGCCACCGAATACCTTTCTATATAGTTTAACCTTGTCTTCATAAACCATCTATACTTACTCCTGATAAGTCTTTAGCTGCCTTCGCGGCACTGACCATTTGCTCGCCTGCAACTTGCTCTTCTTGAGCCTGTTGTGCCTGTTGTCTCCTTTCTTCCATTTCAGCATCACTTCTTAGTATGGTAGATGGAACACCTACACTATCTAATGCCAGTTTAATCGCTTTGTCCATATCTATAATATCAAACATTCCTGGATTATCCGCCGACATCGGTAATACCGAATTAACGACTTGTATAAGACCTGCGAGTATCTTACTGTCCTTCATCTTATTTAATGGACTTTCAAATACAATATCGTAAAACGAGTCAACTCCTTCAGGTAATGGTGGTATCTTATCATGGCGTAATAGTATATCCAACTCTCTCTCAATCATCGGACTTAAAGACTCGTTCTGCTGTCTAGCGACTAGAGGAGTTAATAACATAGCCTTTTCTCGATTTCTGGTCGATACCTCCAGCGTTGTCATGCGGGGTGTTTCTACCATTATCTCGAATAATGTTAACAGGAATACATCCTTGATTGAATCTTCCAGTTTCATAATCTCAGCATCCCCTATGTCAACACGAGCCCCGTCTTGGAAAGGAACCACCGTTGGTCTACCGTTATGATCCAAACCACCCACGATAGCCGTATTCGGTTTCATCACCAATGTTTTACCACTAATAACACCATTGTCTCTTGTTAAGATTGTTGGGTCTATTGTCTTATCGATAGCCAGTAATATGGACTCAGCTAGCCTGTTCAATCTACGAATATCAGCTAATACTTGCATGCCGGGACCTCTACCGAACACTTCATCCGGAGAAGTGGCATATCTACTCACGGAGTAAGGGAAACTACTATATTTACCTTCTGATATTAGGATTTTCTCATCTAATGCGATATAATAACTTCCCCACTGGTCATCCCCTTCAGGTACAGTCGCATGGAGTATTCTGAACATTTGAGTGTTTTCTTTGGGTGTACCCAAGACCGCTTGCATTTTTTCGCTGAGTTTGATACCCTCTTCAAATGCAGCAATTATATCCAACACCGTCATGTGTATTACACGGTCTACTCTATTTACAATACCTTGGTGGTTTTGACCTAACACGACATCTTTTAAATGTATGCATTTGTACCTTATTGTTTCTTTCACATCATAATCTATGAATAGAAGGCCTGTACCAAATGCACCCATTTGTTCGAAACGCATTGAATTTTGAGCAGAAAAGTTGCTACCTGGGTTATAACGATAATCAAACAGTAACTCGTTTGCTTGATGAAACCAATCTTTTACATCCTTATTCTCCAACAGTGTCATATCCTTGGGTTTTAAAGTGTGCCATTTTTCATCAATCGGTGTCAGTAACCCTTCGACAACACCGACGAACCTACTTAATGCAATTACAGGCGTTGAGTTAAATATCCTATTGCCTGTCTCCTTCCCTCGAGATATCTCAACATCCCCTGCTTCTGTCAACGACCACGAAACATTGTGATTCGGTAAAAGGAATTTTGAAATCTCACCCCATTGAGCCTCCCAGTCCGAGCGTTTGGTACTATTGTCCTCGAATTGACTTACTATTTTCTCAATATTAT